CCCCCCGCCTCTGCAGGACATGGCCTTAACCTACAAAGCGGCGGTTCAACCCTGGTGTGGTTTGGACTGACGTGGAGCCTTGAGCTATATCAACAGACCAACGCCAGGCTATGGCGGCAAGGCCAGGAATCCGACACTGTGGTCATCCACCATCTTATATCCAAGGACACCATCGACGAGAGGGTCATGAAAGCCCTGAAGGAAAAAGACCATAATCAGTCCGCACTGATCGATGCAGTGAAAGCGAATTTGTAAATCAAAGACAATCCGAGGAGTCAAAAGCTGCCAATCCGAGTGAACTTTATCTTTGAATCGGAGGTAGCCTATGAGCAAGAAACAACAGATGGCGAAGGATTACCTGTCCCAAGCCTACAGAATTGACCAGCGGATCAACAGCAAGATCGAGCAAGTCTCATCCCTGCACGACCTGGCGACCAAAGCCACGTCCACCCTGAGCGATATCCCACCCAGCGGCACGAGAAACTTCCACCGCATGGAGGACATCATCTGCAAGATCATTGACCTTGAGTCGGACATAAACACCGACATTGACGACCTTGTCGACCTCAAGCGCGAAATCGTTGAACTCATTAAATCCGTCTCCAATCCCGAGTACCAGACCATCCTGGAACTCCGCTACCTGTGTTTCAAGACATGGGAGCAGATTGCAGTGAACATGTGCTACAGTATCCACCACCTTTATAAGATGCATAACGCAGCCTTGGAGTTTTGTGCCGGTCTTATGGATCAGGATACCTAAAGACATAGAATGATACCTCGTTCTTATGAGATGATTAGGATAGCACAAAAATAAAGTTGAGAGCCTTCGTCGGGACACCGCGAGGGCTTTTTCTATGCCCAAAGGAGGTGTTCCATGCCGAGGAAACCAAAACGACCCTGCTCCCATCCCGGTTGTCCGGAGCTGACCGACTCGAGGTTCTGTGAGAAGCATGCCCGTCAGGAGGCGGCCCGCTACGAGAAGTACGACCGGGATCCCCACTCCAAGAAGCGGTACGGCCGTGCATGGAAGCGCATACGTGACCGTTACATCGAAGCCCACCCCCTCTGCGAGGAGTGTGTCAGACAGGGACGGATGACAGAGGCGACCGAGGTGCATCACATCCTTCCCCTTGCACGAGGAGGAACCCATGACGAATCCAACCTCATGGCTCTTTGCACCCCGTGCCACTCAGCCATTACAGCCCGAGACGGGGACCGGTGGGGGTGATTTTATGAAACAAGTTGATGGTTATCCTGGATATTTTGCTGATGAAAAAGGATACATCTATTCCCATCGGAGTGGTTCGTTACGCAGACTATCTCAACGTATGCACCGAGGTTATTACCGTGTAAACATCATCTCGGAACTCAATTCATTCAGGAAGATGACAGTTGATGTACACACTTTAGTTCTGCTTGCTTTCGAAGGACCCCGACCAAAGGGTCAAGTGTGTCGACACTTGAATGGCAATCCACTTGACAATCGACCTTCAAACCTTCGATGGGGAACCCATAAGGAAAATATGCAAGACCAACTGAGGCATGGAACCGCTGCATGTTTAAGGCACGGTGAAGAGTCGACTGCATCTAAACTTAGCCTCTCTGAGGTCATGGAGATTCGCAAGCTATACGAACAAGGGTATCTCCAGCGCCAAATCGCAGACTTGTTTGGTGTGACTCAACGACATGTCAGCGATATTGTCCGTGGCCAAACTTGGAAAGCAGACCTCCCAGGGGCGGTCTGAATCTTCACAACCCTTTGCCCGAGGAACGGGCGTGGGGCGTCGTGTGAATTTTTTCGTAAGTTTTGGGGGTATTAACCCCTCTATTTGATTGGAGGTGAACTGATGGGAAAAAGAGGTCCGCAGCCGGGTGCCGGCGGAAGGCCGCGCAAGGCTCTGGCGGACAAGATACTGGACGGCAATTCCAAAAAGCTTCAAATCGTACCGCTTCCTGACGGGGATTCAGAAGTCGGCTCGGAAATGCCAAAACCCGCCGACTGGCTGTCTGCAGCCCAGAAGAACGGGCATCCCCTTATAGCCAATGAAATCTACACGGACACTTGGGGATGGCTTGGCAAACACAAATGCATCCACCTTGTCCCCAAACAGCAGATAGAACAATACGCCATGAGCGCGGCAAGGTGGATCCAATGCGAGCAGGCCATCTCCGAATACGGGCTGCTGGCAAAACACCCGACGACCGGCGCTCCGATTGCTTCCCCTTACGTCAGCATGGCTCAGTCCTTCTCAAAACAGACCTACAGCTTATGGGCGCAGATCTTCGCCATCGTGCGTGAGAACAGCCTGACTGACTGCTCGAACTACACCCCCCAAGACGATTTAATGGAGCGGCTATTGACCGCCCGGAAAGGAAAATGATATGGAAACTATATTCTTAACAGCAGAAAGCGTATGCGCTGGGCATCCGGACAAACTCTGCGACCTGATCGCAGACAGCGTCCTTGATGCTTGCCTTCGCAAAGACCGAGCTTCCAGGGTTGCCTGCGAGGTCATGGCCACCAAGGGAAAGATTATCGTGGCGGGCGAAATCACCTGTAGCGGTAAAGTCGACATCAAGAGGATCGTACGATACACCTTGCAGGAGGTAGGCTACGATCCTAAAAAATTCCGCATCATGGTTTTAGTCCACAAACAGAGCCAGGACATCGCCGATGGTGTGGGCAATGCCCTGGAATCCAGGAATGGAGACAACTCCTGGTACAGCACTCTTGGCGCGGGCGATCAGGGTACCATGTACGGCTATGCCACCGATGAGACAAGGGACATGCTGCCCCTCCCGGTAGTTCTGGCAAATAAGATTACAAAGCGAATCGACGAGACCAGACACGACGGACTCATCAAAGGCATCAAGCCCGACGGCAAAGCCCAGGTCACCATAGAGTACCAGGACGGGAAACCTGCCAGAGTCAAAACCATCATTGTCTCCGTGCAGCATGAAGCGTCAAAGTCCCTGGATGAACTGACCAAGGACATCTACAGCCACGTCCTCTGGAAGTGCTTTGAGGACTTCCCATTTGACGAAGAAACCGAAATTCTGATCAATCCCTCCGGCAGGTTTGTTGAAGGCGGTCCGGCGGCTGACACAGGACTCACCGGCAGAAAGCTCATGGTCGACACCTACGGCGGGCTTGCCGCACATGGCGGCGGCGCCTTCTGCGGGAAAGATCCGACTAAGGTCGACCGTTCTGCGGCTTACATGGCCAGGAACATCGCAAAACACATCGTGTGGTGCGGCTTTGCAAAAAGATGCCAGGTCAACATCGCCTATGCCATCGGGAAAGCAGATCCGGTATCCGTTGAGGTTGAAACCTTTGGGACCGGCAAGGTTCCTGACGAGACCCTACGGAAAGCCGTTCTGGAAGTCTGGTGCCTTCGTCCGGCAGCCATCATCGAACTACTGAACCTCCGATTCCCCAGGTATTCGGAGACGGCTGTCTACGGCCATTTCTCATCCTGCCTGTACCCCTGGGAGAACGTCGGCAGGTATACGGAACTAAAAGAGGCGGTGAAAAAACATGAGCAAGACAACCAGTGACATGAAGCTGGTTCCGATACAGGAACTGGTGCCCTATGTGAATAATGCAAGGACCCACTCGCCAGCACAGATCACAAAGCTTCGCTCGAGCCTTCGGGAGTTCGGCTTCGTCAACCCCGTAATCGTGGACAGGGACTTCAGCGTGATCGCCGGTCATGGCCGGCTCATCGCCGCCAAGGAGGAAGGCTTCACTGAAGTCCCCTGTGTCTTCGTCGACCACCTGACCGAAGCCCAGAAGAAAGCCTACATCATCGCCGACAACCGTTATGCAGAGGATGCCGGCTGGGACGAAGAACTCCTGCGTCTTGAGATCGAAAGCCTGCAAGGCATGGAGTTTGACGTGGGGTTGCTCGGATTTGAGCCTGCCGAACTCAACAAGCTCATGACCGATGAGGACGGCATCCAGGAGGACGACTTCGATGTGGATGCCGAGCTTCAAAAGCCTGCCATCACCAAGCCCGGAGATGTCTGGCTTCTTGGCAGGCACAGACTGGTCTGCGGCGACAGCACGAAGGCCGAAACTTACCAAGCCCTGATGGACGGCAAGAAAGCCAACCTGGTGGTCACGGACCCGCCGTACAACGTCAACTACGAAGGATCCGCCGGGAAAATCAAAAACGACAATATGGGCAATGAAGCGTTCTACTCCTTCCTCTTCGATGCGTTCAAGAACGTCGATGAGGCAATGGCGCAGGACGCTTCCATTTATGTGTTCCATGCCGACACCGAGGGTTTGAATTTCAGGAAGGCGTTCACAGACGCGGGCTTCTACCTTTCCGGGACTTGCATCTGGAAAAAACAAAGTCTGGTCCTCGGCCGTTCCCCATACCAATGGCAGCATGAACCGGTCCTCTTCGGTTGGAAGAAAAAAGGCAAGCACATGTGGTATTCGGACCGCAAGCAGTCGACCATCTGGGAGTATGACAAGCCCAAGAAAAGCGGCGACCATCCAACAATGAAGCCCGTTGCTCTGGTGGCTTACCCCATCACCAACTCAAGCATGTCTGGATGCATCGTCCTGGATCCCTTCGGCGGTTCAGGTTCGACCCTGATCGCCTGCGAGCAGACAGACCGCATCTGCTACACCATCGAGCTGGATGAAAAATTCTGCGATGTCATCGTGAAAAGGTACATCGATCAGGTCGGTTCGGAGGACGGCGTATTCCTGCAGAGGGAAAACGGCAAGCACAAATACAGCGAGATCCCAAAGGAGGCTTCGGATGGAGAATAAACTGACCCTGGGAAGTCTCTTCGACGGCAGCGGAGGATTCCCGCTTGGCGGGATCCTGAACGGCATAACCCCGGTATGGGCAAGCGAAATCGAGCCTTTCCCCATCCGGGTGACATCAAAGCGAATCCCCGCCATGAAACATTACGGCAACATCTGCGACATCAGCGGAGCGGATATCGAACCGGTGGACATCATAACATTTGGCTCCCCATGCACCGATATGTCGGTAGCCGGGCGAAGGGCCGGACTGGACGGAAAACAATCCGTCCTTTTTTATGAGGCGATCCGCATCACAAAGGAAATGAGGTGCAAGACCAATGGAGCATATCCAAGATTCATCGTCTGGGAAAACGTCCCAGGCGCCTTCTCATCAAACAAAGGCGAAGACTTCCGGGCCGTCCTCGAGGCGGTCATCGGCATCGCCCGGCCGGAGACCGAGGTGCCTGCGCCTGAAAAAGGCAGATGGCCCTATGCAGACTGCTATGTGGGAGACGGATGGAGCGTTGCTTACCGAACTATCGACGCTCAATATTTCGGAGTCCCCCAACGGCGCCGTCGCATCTACCTTGTCGCAGATTTTGGAAGCGAACGTGCCTCAGAAATTCTATTTGAGCGCGAA